CTTTGGCAGCGCCAATCCCCGCTTCCTTCAGTGCTCTGGCAATTGCCCGCGCCAGGCCGTCCTCGGTGATCGAGTTTTCTTTCACGATCTTCACGATGTCTGCTGACGTGATCGGCTTTTCACTCTCGCCGTGCGCAGCTTTGCGAGCATGCACATTAAACGCCTCTTCCGCCGCGTCTTCATCCGTCGCTTCCAGAAATCGCGCCGCCCCCACGTATTGCCACGGATAGACCTTCGCCGTGCCGTCCGCCGCGATTTTGGTTTTGTCGATAGTGATTTCATGACCGGCCACATTTTTGACCTCGATCAATTCCGGGTCGCGCCAATCCCGCATGGAAGTCGCCACAGCGATAAGCTGAACGGCCAGCGGATAATCCTTGTCCGATGCCTTCACGTTCATCTTCAGATCGACGACGAGTTGCTGCCGCTGAACCAGCGGCATGCCTTTAATTTCAGTGATACTTTTCATATTTCTTCTTTTGGTAGGGCGGAGCTGCTGCGCCGCCCAAATTATTTTTTTATCGGTTTAGGTTGTTGCGGTGAAGTTATTGCGGGCTGGTTGAAAGCACCGCGAACGGTTTGAGCGTCGTGCTCCCCGGCTGCGTCAACATTTTCGAGCCGCCGCGGATCAGCGTGCGATACGCCATGAGGTTTTGTGGGAATCCGATGTCTGCGCTCGTCGCCAGTTCCAGGTCTTCCCGCACGCCCACGATCTGGCCATCCGGATCGCCAAACGTGGTAATTGGTTGGTTCGGGCCATCCGTGCTCGGCGCGATGTTCGTCGGAATGACTTCGTTGCCCAAAATGCTCCCGATGCCCGAAAGCGGCACCTCGGTGAACGTTTGGAACAAAGGCCGTCCCATTTTGTCGCGGATCAACGCGACCTTCGCAATCAGTTGCGGATGCATCCACCATTTCGGATTGCGATTCAATACCTCCGCGCTCACCGTCAGTTTCGTTTGCACGAAATCTTCCAGCGTCAGCGCGCCCATGTTCGTGTGACCCAGCGCCGCCACGCTCGCCAGGAGCGAATTAACCAGGGCCGCATTGAAGATGCCCACGTAACCCGCATTCGTCGTGTCCGCGTTGCTGTTGGCGATGAATGCCGCCGTGTCCATGCCCTGCGCGCTCGAATCGATCATCTGCCGAATCACGTAGGGCGCCATATCCACCGTGGAGTCTTGCAGCAATTCACGCGCGATATACATCAGCACCGCGCACGTCTGGATGATCAGCATCACTTCACCGCCGCTGAATGCGCCGCTCGTGATCTGCGAACCTTCCGCCAGCGACGATTGAGCGCCCAGCCAGTAGAACTGCGGACGCGCCGTCATCACCGGATAGAGCGTCGTGCGTGCGCCCACCCGTTCCACCCGGAGCGTGTTCCATTGACCGTATTGCAACAACAGGTCATAGATCGCGTTAAACGTCTCGATGGGCACCGTGGCCTGTCCGAGACCCGCATCCACGCCTGTCAACGCTTTCCCTTTCACCTGCGCTTCCTCCACGTGCTTTTTGAACGCCGCATCGAGCGTGCCCAGGTTGCCTTTGATCGCCGCCGCCACATAGCGCGCCACCGCATTAAGCGAGAAACGGAATTCCTCGTTTGCCAGTGCCCGTTCAATGGGATTGCGGAAGCTCGACCGTGTATTCAGCGCGATGGCGCGTTGCACCTTTTCCATCCGCTTCATCACGTCCTCAAAAGTGGAGTTGGCCGTGTTCTTGACCTTCGTCAATTCTTCCAGGGCCTGTTTCACTTCTTTATCCGCGCGGCCCAAATCCTCGGTCACCTTTTGCAGGTCGGATTTAAACCGCGTTTGTTCGCCGGAAATGGACTTGAGTCCCCGCCTCATGGTGGTCTCGAATTCCCCTTCTTCGTAATCAATGCCCGCGCCGCCGCCGCCTTCGGCCTTCGGATCGCGCAAAATCCGCGTGACTCCGAACAGTCCCAGAGTGGCGCAGCAGACGCCCTTGTGAGCCACGGCCATGGAAGCCATGAACAATTTCGGCGCGACCAATGCGACCAGGGAGAGGCCGAGGGTGGGAACAGCCAGACAAAGGGCGCTGAACGCCAGCATGACAAAGCCAAGCCGGCCCAATAATTTTTGACGATGTTTATAACGATTCATATCTACAGTTGGTTTATGTGTCCTAACAACTCCATCATCATTGCCGTCCGCACCCGCTGGCGGGCCTTCTCGACAGCAGCGGGACTATCGGTCGAGTCGGCGATTTTACGTTTGGCTAACGAGATGGAAATTTTTTCGAGAAAGGAATCGTCCAGGATTCCAGCTTTGTAGGCGCGCGCAACGGCGTCAGGATTCGCGCCGATCACGCATGCAGAAAGTTCGATCTGCTCCTGTTCCAGGTAAATCACTCGCACGTTATCTTTCGCGCTCAGATCAAGCGCGTCGCACTGTTCCTCGAATTGCGTCGGGTTCGAATCCCATTTGCTGACATACTTCGTCGGCATGAAACCCACGCTCACCGCTTTGAGATTACCCGCCGCCGTCATCTGGAAACCTTTTTGCGCCAGATCATTCGACGGCACGTCAATGGCCCATTGAACCGTCTCGACCAGGTTTTTTCCCTGGACGGAATAATCAACGACTTTGCCGAGCAGGCAATCGATTGACTCGTAGTTGTGTGAATCCACTAATGGCGCATTCTTGCGAAAGCGATTGAACCGCCAGCCATCCGCGCGTATTAATGGTTGCCCCGGCCCAAACCGGTCCTGTCGATTGTCATGGTTGGAATCTTCGAATTGATAATGGCCGCCGTCTCCGCGTTGGCGCGCCGTCGATCCACGCGGTAGGTCAACCCGCCGCCGCTCACTTCAACTGTGCGGCCCAGGCCGAGCAGACCAGTGCGGCGCACTTTCAAGTCCTTCCTCAAAGCTTGTTTAAATTTTTTCATATTTTCAGTAATGCCCCGGCGCAAGCCGGTTTTTAAATGGTGGCCCCGGTGCCAACCGGTGGGGCCTGCCGCGCCAATTGGACGCAGTGACAATTGATCACATTCCCCGCCGATCCCTTCGGATCGCCCGGATACATCAGCGCTTCGCCGCCCACATTGAACGGCTGTTTGATCGGAATGGCTTTTTCCGGTTTGCCATATTCTGCCTCGGCGGCGCGATGCGCGGCCCGGACATGCGGCCCGTGATTCGAGAGCCACGACTTATGCGTGATGCCCGCCGCCACCATTCCTTTATTCCGCGCGTAACCGTAAGCCGCCGCCGTTTCCGTCGTCGCGATCCGGCGCGACTCATATTTGGAAAGATTGTTAAACACGGCCCGGAGGCGATCCGCCAAATCCGCTGTGCTCTCGCCCTTGAGCACTCCCTCGTCCAGCGTTGTCTTGATTTGGTTCCACGCCGTTTCCCCGACCCCCGACAATTTATTTTCGCGGGCCGCGATAAAATCGCGCACGTCAGCTGGCGGCATCTTCCACGGATTATCCGGCTGCCCAATTTCCTGGTAGAGTTCATCCAGCGATTTTTGCAGCGCCGCCTGCTGGACCGGATTAAGTGACTTCAACAAATCGGATACGAAAGAGTTCTGATTGAAAACCACATCCGTCAGACTCTTGGTTTCAATACCTTTTTGCTGCGCCGCCGCCAGCTTTCGCAAAGCCACGATTCGATAATCATTGAAAACTTTCGAGACCTTCGATTGATAAAGCCGGATCGTTCCCGACCGCAACCGCATGTGCGATTCCCAAAGCTCCTTCATCCCTTTGTCCAAAATCGGTAGGGCAGAGCTGCCGCTCTGCCTTGCTTCCAAGGCCCGCAACATCGCCTTCACTTCTTCGTTCTCATCATCCGGCCCGTCCTCGTTATCTGTGGCACCCTCGCTGAAATCTTGTGGCGTCGTGGCATTCTCCTGGATTTCTTCTTTGCTCTGCGTCGGCGTGACATTGATGGGCACGTAGCCAATGTCATCATTTTCATATTGCGGCAGATTCAGCCGCAAATGCTCGCTGATCTCGCGCGCAGGCATTCCCATGCCCCACAAACTCGCGGCATCCTTCATCCGCTCGCTACGGACCTGCTGCATGACATAGTGCTCATCCCAATCCAAACCCACTTCCACCGTTTCACCCGTCAGGCGCAAAATCAGTTTCTCCAACGACGCGCAAAACTTATTCCCCTCGGGAATGCACGTATTGAAAATCAGCGCGAACCAGTCGCTCGCCTGGCCGATGGAATAACTCGCCTTCACATCCGCCAGCGATGGCGGCACGCCGAACGCCGTGAAAATTTCGTGGCGATCTTCCAGCATCCCGGAAATAAATGCGGCATCCACGCTCAGGACTTTTGGATCATGCACATCGATTTCCCCCGGCAGAAACATCGTCTTGCTCGTCCCCCGCATCTTCGCCGCCCGGCGCTCCGCCAGTTGCATCTTGATCTGGTCGATCTGCGTGTCCGTCGGCGTTCCATTCTTCGCCGAGATCATCGGCGCGGTATCATTGTCGGAGGTTAATTGCCGTTTAAATTTCCCGGCCATCCAATGACTTTCCGCCGCCACCGCCGCGCTCGGGTAATCACCCAGGCCGCGATGCGGGTTATAAGGATTCCACCCAAACAACCGAACTACCTGGTTAAGTTCCAACGGCCAGACCTTCCCGTTCGGGTCCGTGAATTCCCAGGCGGCAATTTGTCCGCCCGCCAGAACCGGGCGCATCCGGTCCGGGCGCGCCACAATGATTGGCTCATATGGCGACTGATCCACTTCAGGGAACGGCAACTTCACCCGGTCGCCCAAAAGCCAGAAGCATTCCTGAATCTTCATCCAGCCAATGGATGCCTCCACAAAATCCTCGTAGGTCAATTCCTTCATCGGCTCCTCGAGAAATTGCCGGAACAGCGGCAACTCAACTTCGCTTTTGGCTTCACGCTGCATGATGCCCCGGCGCGTGAAAACCCGGCGGCCCCTTCCTTCCCACCGTCGCAAACCCGATTTAGTGCCGGGTTTTGAAAAGACCAGGTCCACCGATGAAATCGGCCCGCTCACATATTTAATGGCGCGCCGGACGTAAGCCGAATCCCGGAACGGCGTATAAAGCGTCTCCATCGCCCCCGGATCAACCGACCGCGCAAACCAGAACGCCGGAATGCCCTGGGTAAAATTCCCCGTCCCAATGCTCGCATCGCTCGGATCGCGCTTCAGGAGGTGGCTATGGCCGGTCAGCGCCAAATATTCTGAGCGCGCCTTTTCAAACCGGGCCATCGTCGCAACCTTTTGAGCTAGAAGTTCTGGATTCATCCTCGGTAGGGCGGAACTGCCGTTCCGCCAATCTGGAAACAGGGGGTTACACCCACCCCGTAAAATCGTTTTAAAGGCTGTTTAAACCCGTTTAAAAACGATTTTGGCACCTCCCTGCGGGTGGAAGTGGCTAAAACCGCTATACGAGGCACCACAAGCGCCCTTGTGTGCCATATATTGTGGTCTCGGACGAAACAGCGCAAAAACCCACGTCCATATATATATGTGGGGGTCATAGCTATTGGATATTCGGTGCTTCCTCAAACGCCGTGGTTATGAAATGCGGCGGAAGACCTCCCATGCACGTAAGAAAAATCGGCGCGCCGTTTTTAATTGCCTCAAGCTCTCGCGCGTCCGGCCTCCAGCAAACGACGACCATTGGTGATCCGTCGCACGAACCGCCCCTGGTCACTCCCTTGAATGCCGGAATCGTTGCGCACTGCGATTCGTCCAAATCATTGGGCGCTTTGAACTCGCAATTAGACTGGGGAAAGTGTTCCGGTATCATATGAGGATAGCGCTCCTTCCCCGGCCCCAAATCGCCGTGCTATCGCTCCCCGCTCTATTCATCAGCGCGAGGCCCGTCGCTCGATCTGCGTGACCGTCGTCGTTCCTGGGCGCGCGATACGTCACTAAACCTGTCGGGGTCACCACGCGATTAACGGAGTGCAGGTCTTCCCGGAAAACTCGATTGATGGGAACGCGCAGCCTCAATGCGTCAAACGCAACGCGGAGATTCGAGAAAATTTCCACCTTCAGCGTGTTGGTGAAAGTGCAAAGCTCAATCTTCCCATATTTGTGTTGTGCCGGGTTGTATTCACCAAACTCCCTCACCAGGTAATCGCCACAGCCCACGCCCGGCCCGGTGTAGTCCAGGCAAAGCCGCTCGCACGCCTGAATCCGATGCCGCATCGCATCGACCTGATCCGGCGTGCTCATGCCCTGAAATTCGATCACCTCGCGCGTCTGCAACACGTCCCCCAACTTTTCGCCCACGACTGGCACCGATAAATCCTTCTTCCGTGCGAAATCCCACCCGATGAAAATTGGTTTCTTCGAACCTGAATAAAACGCCGGGTCAATCGTCATCGTCGCCTCGGCGCTCTCGCATTTGGCAATGACGTCGTAAGGTAGCAGCACCGAACTCGAATCCAGCGGCACGCACTCAAATTCCTGTGCCCAAATCTCTGGATCGTCCAGCGCCGCTTTCAGCTTATCCGCATCCAAAGGCATTCCGTCCCTGATCGCGTCATGGATCGTCACCATGTGCTGGACATAGCCATTCTTCTGCGCGTTTTCCCAAAGCTCGAAAAATTTATTGTTCCGGCCATTGAACGTCGAAACGATCCGCACCTTCAGATGTCGCCGGATTTCCGTGGACTCACCCTTGAGCATCGCCCGCCAGCGGTCCATGAATGTCCCGGCCAATTGATTCGTCGTGCTCGGAAACATCGCCGCCCAAATCGCGTCCGGGTCTTCGTGATACGCAAACTCGTCCAGGATGATGTTGGCCGAATAACCACGCGCCGTGGAAGGGTTCGCGGGAATCGCTACGATGCGCGACCCGTTTTGAAACAAAACCTCCGTACTCTTTAAGAGGGCCTCGCTCATGCCTCCGCGATCTTCCGCGACGTCCTCAATGACGTAGCGGTAAGCCTCGGCCCACTCTGCCGCTTTGGCTTTCCATTCCAGCGACTGGCGCTCTCCGGCGCTCATGCAAACCCAAAGCGAACCCGGATCAACCAGGCAATTGTAAACGGCCTCGCCCGCCGTCACCGTGGACTTTCCCCACTGGCGCGTTGTGACGCCCATCTTATATTGCGAGGCGTCGTCAATGAACTGGCGCTGCTTCGGATAAAGCAAATCCTTCGGCGAAAGACTTTTTGGTGTGTAGATCATGCCAGGATTTTCTTCAGCCGTTCCCGTTGCTCTTCCGGCGATAGGCTCGACTTCACTACCTCCTGTGCTTTGTCGAACGCCTCCGCTTTCCTTTCCAAAATCTTGATACGCCGATCCTCCAATCCAATTCGCTTGTCGTCCTGGACCAATTTTTTCTGACGATATTCCTCGCGCAAAATCCGCGCCCAATCGCTCGGCTGTTCCTCTGCAATGGACAGCAGCTTGAACTTCCGTTGCCCGCGCTGATTCAAATCCTCTTCCGACAATTCGGGATGCAACGCCGCTTCGTTGCGCAGCCATTCCTCTATCGCTATCTCGCGCTGTTCCGTCTTGCGCGAAAGATTGACCCACGAAAGCCAGGAGGAAAATTGCGAGTCCCACTGCAACTGAATGTTGAAATGCTCGCCGATGTATTGCCGGATTTGAGATGAGGTCGGAGGCGCCCCACCAGGCGCAGCCTGATTCATGTGTTGCATGATCTGCTCCGTGACCTCGGGTTTTTTCAGACATAAAGCCTTTAGCTTCGTCAGCACAGACTTGCTGCCGCCGCGTAATTTTCGTTCGCTCGATTTCATTCATCACAGTTGCAAACGTGCAATCTCACCCTCTGCGTTGATGTCCCACAATTTGCCGGAAAATTTCCCTTCGACGCCCGTAAGCCAGCCGCGCAAATCGCAAATCACCAGCACGGCTTTAAACTCGCGGTGAGAACATTCCGTGACGGCATGGACCGCCAGAAATAAATCATCCTCCTGCATGGGCTTCCCGTCCCGCGCATGCAGCGTATCCAAAATGGATTTAGAAATTTTGATTTCGCGTTGCGTCATATCATCAGACCGTTTCTGGTGGAATGCCCAGGCGCCCTTCGATGCGTCCAAGCGAACGCTGAATTTTTCCCTGCTCCTGGGTGTTCTCCGTGCGGAGCTCGTCCAACTCCGCGTCATGCGCGTCGAGCCGCGCTTCCACCCGCACGAACCGTTGCTCCGTCGCGTCGTGGTTATATCGTTTGGGTGCCTTCCTCACTTCAATTGGC